GCGGATGAAGGACAAGACGGTCAGTGACCGGGCCTGCGAACTGAAGCGGATGCCGCACATACAGGCTCGACTGTCGCTGCTGCGCGCCGAGCGTTCAGAGCGCACCAATATCGATGCCGACTATGTTCTCAGGCGCTTGGCTGAGGTTGATCAGATGGACGTGATCGACATCATGGACGAAAGCGGCGCCTTCCTGCCGGTACGTCAGTGGCCCAAGATCTGGCGCCAGTTCATTTCCGGCATGGACGTAACAGAGCTCATGCAGGGCTCGGGCGATGACCGGGCGGTGGCGGGCGTACTAAAGAAGATCAAGTGGCCGGACAAGGTGAAAAACCTGGAACTGATCGGCAAGCACGTTGATGTTCAGGCCTGGAAGGAACGTCATGAGGTGACTGGCAAGAACGGCGGGCCGATCGACGTGCGCCAGTTGACGTCGGAAATGGACCCGGTTGAGGCATCGCGCCTGTATCGAGAGTTCATTAATCCCACTATTGGCGGAAAATAGGCAGATAATTGGTTATGATTTCCCACACTTGGCAATGTAGGTGCCGGTAATCACGGGTTTATACCAACTGAAATGGGACAGAGCCCAACAATGGACTATTTGAACCCCAATTACAGCGCCATCTTCGCGCAGCGGGCCGAGCGCCTGCAGCGGATGCGTGAAGATCCGCGCCTGTTGGCGGCGGCCAAAGTCCATTACCGGCGCCACCCCTGGGATTTCATAACCGATTTCGGCATGACGTTCGACCCACGCAAAGTGCTGGACGGCGGCCTTTCGAATATTCCGTTCATCTGCTGGCCGCGCCAAGTCGAGTACCTGAAGTGGTTGGAGAGTCGCTATCTTCATGGCGAGCGCGGGCTGGTGGAGAAGTCCCGCGACTGCGGCGTTACATGGTTGAGCGTGGGCTGGGCGGTGGCGCACTGGTGTTTCGATGACGGCTTTGCTGTAGGCTTCGGTTCACGCAAGGAAAACCTGGTGGATAAGCTGGGGGACCCTGACTGCATCTTCGAAAAGCTGCGGCACTTTGTGGCCCAATTGCCTGCCGAGTTCCTGCCGCCAGATTTCAGCCTGAAAGAACACGCCACTTTCATGCGCCTGTTGAGCCCGTCGACCGGGTCATCAATTACCGGTGAGGCGGGGGACAACATAGGCCGCGGAGGGCGCAAGTCCGTATATTTCGTTGATGAAGCGGCATTTTGTGAGCGCCAGGAGCTGATCGACGCAGCACTGTCCCAGACAACCAACTGCCAGATCGACATATCCACTTTCAACGGCAACGGCAATGCGTTCTACCGCAAGCAGCAGCGGTTCCAGAACACCGACCGACATTTTGTGTTCGACTGGCGCAGCGATCCGAGGAAGGACGATGCCTGGTACCGCAAGCAGAAGGAAGAACAGTCCGAGGAAACGGTCGCGCAGGAAATCGACCGAGACCCTAATGCCTCGAATACCGACGCGTTTATCCCTGCCAAGTGGATCGTCTCAGCGATCGATGCCCACAAAAAGCTCGGATTCGATGCGTCAGGTATCAGGACCACCGGCTTTGACCCGGCCGACACCGGCGACAACAAGGGTTTGGTGAACCGGCACGGCTCCATCATTTTTGACGCCGAGGAACTGACGCACGGCGATATCACTACTGCGCTGCCATGGGCCTTTGCGCACGCGGACGAACACAGAGCAGATATCCTGCTGTATGACGGTGACGGCATGGGCGCGCCGGCGATGAAAGTTAAGCTGGACGGTATGGCGGCCGAGCGATTCCGGATACAGCCGTATCATGGCTCTGGTAAGGTGCGAGACAAGAAAAAGCGCGTCAACCCAAAGGACATAACGTCAAAAACCAACGAAGACACATACGCCAATTTCCGATCGCAGTCGGCGACCTGGCTGCGCGATCGCTTCGAGGCGACCTATCACGCCATCCAGCGCCATGATCAGGGCCTGATGATCAACGCGGATCCCGATGACCTGATCAGCATATCCTCCGATTGCAAGCATCTGATGCAGTTGCAGGCCGAGCTGTCACGCCCGCGGCGCATCTGGACCAAGAACGGCAAGATCCAGGTCGAGAGCAAGAAGGAAATGAAATCACGCGGCGTAGCCTCGCCCGGGTTGTTTGATGCAGCGGTGATCGCGTTCAGCGAGCACAAATCCAAAGACGAAACTCCCAACCTAACCTTCCGGGTGCGCCGCCCCCGGGACAGAACAATAGGATACTGAGATGGCCACGATAGATCCGACAGTCACGAATGATGGCGACGGAAGCATCAGAAAATTTGATTACGAGGCGCTGACGACTACAAATGATGTCGGTGCGGCAATCCCGCTTGATCAGTACGTCGACTGCTCCGTTCAGGTGATTGGGACGTTTGGGTCTGGCGGAACGGTTGCGTGGGAGGGTAGCAACGACGGCGGCACTACCTGGGCGACCCTGAACGACGTTAACGGCAGCGCTCTGAGCATCCAGGCAGCGGCTATTGACCACTGCCAGGTACCGGCGCGGCTTGTACGCCCGCATGTCACCGCCGGCGACGGAGCGACAGATCTTGATGTCCATGTGGTGTGCCGCCGCCCCAACAATATGAGGCAATAACCGATGCAGATCAGCGACCTGCTGAACCTGGGGGAAGATGGCCTCATAGAGATCATGGAGTCACTTGACGACGATGCGCTTGAGGAATTCAAGGCTGCGCTAATGTCGGCCAAGGCTGAGCGCCAGATGCGCGTCGAGGCACTGGGGAGTACCTTGGCGCAGCGCCGTGCCGAGGCCATTTCTGCGCGTGCCAACAGTGGCATCGAGGACGAATGGCTAGAGGATGAAGAATTCTACGAGGGTATCGACGACGCCAACCGCGGCGAGATGTCTGCCTGGTCGAGCAAGCCCCCGGGGCGCGAGGCGATCGACACCGACGATACCTCGTCGACTATATTCCTGAACATCACTGCGCCCTACTGCGACGCAGCCGGGGCCAGCCTGGCAGACATGCTGCTGCCCACTGATGACAGTGCATGGCATATCACCAACACGCCGGTGCCGGAGCTGCTGCCGTTCGTCAAAGGTGACCTGTCGGAGCAGGTGCGACAGGGCATTGAATCCGAGGCGCAGGGCCAGCCGGATCCCGAGGCATACGCTCAGCAGATGGCGCAGCAGATCGCTACCGAGGCGCAGGCGATCCTCACCAAAGCCAAGGACAAGGCCGAGGCGGCGCAGAAGCGCATTGAGGACTGGCATGTCGAGAGTCAGTACCACGCCGAGGTCAGAAGGGTCGTCGAGGATTGCGCGAAGATCGGCTCCGGGGTGCTCAAGGGGCCGGTACCGGTGAGGCGTAAGCAAGTTGCGTATCAGGACGGCGCACTGGTGATACAGGAGGAAATTAAGCCAGCATCCAAACGAATCGACTACTGGAACCTGTTCCCCGACGGCGGTTGCGGCGATAACCTGCATAACGGCTCCTACATATTCGAGCGTGACGACATCACATCGAAGCAGTTGCGCGACCTGATCGGCGTGCCTGGCTACCTCGAAGAACAGATCCGCGCGGCGCTGGACGAGGGGCCTACACAGGCGGAAAAGGAATTCCGCGACATCGACGACATGAAGCGTCGCGACACCGCGAACCTGTACGAGATCTGGTATTTTCACGGCGAGATCCCGAAAGAGGACATGGAGGCGGCTGGCTGCGAGTGTGAGCGCGATGCGATGCCGGCACAGATCACCATGGTCAACAATCGGGTGATCAAGGCGACGCTGAACCCGCTGGATACCGGCGACTTCCCTTACGACATTATGGTTTGGAAGAAGCGCAAAGGCGTCCCCTGGGGGACCGGTGTCGCCCGGGCTATTCGCACCCCGCAGCGGATGATCAACGGTGCCGGACGCAACTTGATGGACAATGCCGGTCTGGCCGGTGGCCCGATGTGGTATTTCAAGCAGGGCGTTCTGACGCCGATTGATGGCGTGGCCGAACTGGCACCGCGAAAAGGCTGGATCGCCAGCGAAGATGCCGAGCTCGACCATCTGCAAAATGCGTTCGGCTATTTCAAGCTGGATATGATGGTCAACGAACTGCAGTCAATCATACAGCTCGGGCTGAAGATGGCCGAGGACGTGACCGGCCTGCCGATGATCATGCAGGGCCAGATGGGGCAGCAGAGTATCGACACCCTGGGCCAGACGCAGATCCTCAACAACAACGCCAACATCGTTCGGCGCAGGATCGCGCGGCTGTTCGACGACCTGGTGACCGAGCCGCATGTCCGGCGCTACTACGCCTATCTGCTGCAGTACGGCGAAGACAACGAGAAGGGCGAGTTTGTCATCGATGCCCGCGGCTCAAGCAACCTGGTGGAGCGCACGATCCAGAAGGAGAAGACGCTCGAACTGATGAACATGGCGCAGAATCCGGTGTTTGGCCTGGATCCGAAGAAGGTGGCGCGGGAATATCTCCGGTCCGAGAAATTCGACCCCAAAAATTTCGAGTACGACGACGAGGAATGGAAGGAGATCGTGGCCAATCTGTCGCAGCCGCAGCAGCAGGATCCGCGCCTGGCGATCGCCGAGATGAACGCCCAGCTGCGACTGCAGGCCGAGCAGATGAAACTCGAAGCAGGCATGGCCAAGCAGGATAAGGACCTGCAGCACAGGGAACGCATGAAGTCAGCCGACATTCAGTCCGATCAGCAGGTGGCGCAGATGCGGGCCGAGATCGAACAGGCTGTGGCGGTATTCGAAGGCGACCTGAAGAAGCAGCTGGCGGAAATGAAGTACCAGGGGGACAAGGATATCCAGTTCGACAAGCTGAAAACCAGCCTGAATGAAACGGTTATGCGCCTGACGACACAGAAAGAACTGTCTGCGCTAAGCGCTCCGGCGCGGCATATGCCGGCGCCGCCAACCGAGCCTGCCGGCCGCGCCAGGAATGGCCGATCATATCAGGAGTAAGTTTTTTGAAGCAGTATGTGCTCGCAAGTCAGCAGAAAACAAATATCACAGGTGATACATGATACTCGGACCGAATGGCCGTAAAATCCGCCAGCCAGTACAGAAAAAAGCACGGGCTGTCATCTTTGTGTCTGAAAATGGCGAAAATTGGACCCCCATATCGCCGGAAACTGTACCAGAATGGTTACAGGAGCCCTATACTATGGGACTGATGATGGCCGGTGAGGTACTTGAGGACATTGATGGCCAGAAGCTGTACAAGGCCCAAGCGGTGCCCGATGCAGTTTAACGATGTGGACCGCAGCCAGATATGGTTCAAGCGCCTGCAGGACTCCCTAGAGGAACGCCTGCAGAAGCTGCGCGAGCAGAATGACCGTCGCATGGACCTGGAGGATACGGCCCAACTACGGGGCCAGATCCACGAACTGAAACACATGCTGGCGGCCATGAGCGAGACGCCGACCATTATCAAGCCGCAGAGACGGCAGCCCTACTAAGGGACGCAAGCCTGTCGAGAGGACACGCGAATGGAAGTGAAACAGGACATTACCCCGGAGCAGCTGGCCGAGCAGGAGGAACGTGATTTCCTCGCGGCGGCCAATAGCGAACCCGAGCCCCATCCCGAACCGTCATCCGATGCAGACCTGTCAGCCCAAGAGGGCGGAGAACCTGCGCAGGATGACGACTTTGATCTATCCAGCCTGCCCGCGAGCGCGATCGAAAAGCTCGAAGCGCAGCTGCTGG